TTTGGCAACCAGCAATTACGATTGGCTATAAGGGAGAAGAAGTGGTTGACCACCTTTGCATCCCAGCAGCTAACCTTTCTAAAATTATTTCAGAAATGAAGCTACAAATACGTGAAGCCACTGTAGAAGCTGCAATAAAAAACATTGAAGACAATCCTCCCGCATGGTTAAGGATTAAAGATAACTAATGCCAGGAATGCGTAGCGAGGAAGAAATCCTCAAGGCATTTGAGGGGCTAGAGACAGCCCCAGGCTCACGTAAGCCACGCCGAGAAGATACTCCAGTCGCAAAACGCAAAAGGTCAAAAGCTTTTGGAGAGTCTAATGGATGGGATGCAAACCCCATTATTAAGACTCTTCAAGGAAAAGAAGTAGAGCTGTTTACTATCGGTGCGCTAGCACAGGCACTAGAAAAACAAATAGTGACAGTTCGACTATGGGAAAAGAAAGGGTACATCCCAATCGCTCCCTACCGTCTACGGTCAAAGACACTAAACGGCAAGAAGGTCAATGGCAATCGTGTATACACACGAGAGCTTATTGAAATTATTGTCGAAGAGTTCTCAGCTCGTGGACTTATAGGTTCCGCTCGTGTAGAGTGGAAGCTCCATAGCAATTTGACAGACGTCATTGTGGCTCGCTGGAAGATTGCAATGGGAAAAAACTGAGTAACGACTCCGATATACGAAAGAAGAAAATCCAATGGCCATTACAAAGCCCGAAGTAGATGCAACAGATTATTTCATTGATGACAGCGTAGACGCTGCACCAAAACACGGAACCACAGTACAAGCTGGCTGGTCCGCTATTTCCGAAGTTTCAAAGCCAAAGCGAGAAGCTGGAAATTACCCTGTCGACTTCAAGTTTCCAGAAGAGGCACAAATCATTCGTTTCCTAGAGGACGAGCCATTTGCTGTTTACAAGCAGCACTGGATTGACCGTGAGGGAAAGAAGTCATTTGTAGCTCTTGGAGATGACGACCCACTAATTACAATTGCTGGTCTGCAGCCTCGTCCAAAAGCAGCGTTCAACATTTTGAGCCTTGCTTCAGGACAGCCAGAGGTTCAGATTTTGACTGCATCAGTAACACTTGCAAGGCAGCTACAGGCTGCTAACGATGACCCACGTCGTGGTCCTCTAACCAAGTATTACTGGGCAATCTCCAGACAAGGCACTGGCCGTGAAACTCAGTACTCACTTGACCGAGTACGAGCAGACGAGCTAGCACAAGAGTGGGGCCTAGACCCAGAGACTATCGAAGCTGTCGCAGCAACTGCCCCCCGCTACGACGCATCCGCAATCTATGTGGCACCTTACGAGGAGCACCTAAAGATTGCTCGAGAGCTAGTCCGCTAGGTCCATCACTACGGGGAAGGTCACAAGTCCTCCTTTTCTCTCCTCTCTGTCCTGTGACCTTCCCCCTCATCTACAGGGGCAATTATGAATATCATTACAACTGAAGACCAACTCAAAGAGTTTGTCGATTTTTATAGCAAAATTGACGCATTTGCGTTTGACACAGAGACCATCGGGGAAACTCGAATTCAACCTGTACTAAACAAAGTCGCATGGATTTCGTTTGCTACAGAGGGGCGTACTGACGTTATACCTATGGGGCATCCCAATGGTGAGTTTCAATTTTTTACTAAGCCACTATTAAAAGCAGGCCAGCAACGCATCACCAAAGGCAAGCCATTAACAGACGCCCATTTTTCAAAAAACAAAGCACACTGGACACCACAGTTTGGAGAGCCGCCTGTTCAACTATTGCCAGGTCAGGTGTTCGCAGCTATTAGGCCCTTGATGTTTAGCAACCAGTTAAAAATTGGTCACAACCTTAAGTTTGATTTAAAGTCAATTACAAAGTATTTCCGTGGTGAAGTTCCATCTAAGCCGTATTTCGATACCCTGATGGCCTCATTTATTGTAAACAACACTAATAAGTTTGATTTGGGATTGCAGTCATGTGTAAAGCGTGAGCTGGGAATTGACATTGAAAAGGGCGTAGGAGAAGACATCTCTCAGCACTCATTCGAAGACGTAGCAAGATATTCTGCCATTGACGCTGAGGTGACCTGGAAGTTATACAAAGCACTTCTGCCAAAGATTGACGGTTCTCTAGAAAGAGTCTGGAAACTAGAGATGGATGTTCTCCGTGCACTTTGTGACATGGAGCTAACGGGTGCATTGATTGATGAAAAACAACTTGATGTGTTAGCGGAACAAATTAGCACAGACTTAGAGTCAGCTAAAGGTAAGGCGTTTAAATCAGCAGGGGAAGCGTTTGCAATTAACTCCGTGCCAGTAAAACAGAAGCTGTTATTTGCCCCCAACACAGAGGGTAAGGTCAGAATTAAACCAAACCTACGGTTTAAAAATGCGACCACTCCTAAAGGCAAAGAAGCTTTAAAGGCTGGCAAAGAGCTAAACCACGCCATGTTTTCAGTAAGCTCAGATGCCTTAGAGATTTATCGAGGTAAGGATGAGCTAGTAGATGCTCTACTTGAATACCAAGACTTAAACAAGCTCATGTCGACCTACGTAACCCCATACAAAGGTGGGACAGTAGAGCGAGAAACCAACGGTAAAAAGAAAACCTTTAATAAAGCATCTCTTTTAATAAACGGACGTGTACACACTAACTTCAAAGCACACGGCGCAGAAACAGGCAGATTTAGTTCATCAGAGCCTAATTTGCAGAACATTCCTTCATCTGGAGAATACGGCAAGCTAATTAGAAACCTGTTCATTGCACCGCCTGGACACAAGCTAGTTGTGGCTGACTACTCTCAGATTGAACCAAGAGTGATTGCATCTTTGTCACAAGACCCTATTTTGTTGGAAAACTATCGAACTGGTGGCGACATCTATACCACTATCGGTGACACGATGGGAGTAGACCGTAAAGCTGGAAAGGTTTTGGTACTAGCTATTTCGTATGGTGTTGGACCAGACAAAATTGCGGACTCTGTTGGATGTTCCGTGAAAGAAGCTAAAGACCTTCTAACTAACTTCGAAAAGAAGTTCCCAGCAATTAACAAGTACAAAGCTCAAGTAGTAAGACTTGCAAAGAACCAGTCACCAGTTCCCTTTGTAGAGACCATCTTTGGCAGACGTCGTTACATTCCAGACCTACGCAGCAGAGAAATGGGACTACTAGCTAGGGCAGAGCGCCAAGCTTTTAACACTGTTATTCAAGGCTCAGCCGCTGACCTTATGAAACTTGCATTAGTGCGTGCCCACTCCTGCTTTGTGTCAGAACCAGATGTAAACTTACTGCTGACTGTGCACGACGAACTTGTGACGGTAACCCCAGCCGATAAGGCCGAAGAAACCGCAGAGGCTATTCGGGAGTCAATGGAAGGGATTAAAGTGAGAGCCATTACTGTCCCTCTAATAGCAGATGTCAAGATTGTAGAAAAGTGGGGAGAAGCCAAATGAGTTGGTTCCGAAGAGAAAAAGGCCTGGACCTATCTGTTACAGAAATTAACAATAGAATACGAGGCTTTATTCTAGACAGCCAGATAAACAATGCTCACGACATCGCAGAGATTCTAGGGTGCCCAGCCATAAGTGATGAGGTGGCAGAGAAGGAAGAGGAAGAGAGCGAAAAAAGAATTGAACGCATCTCTCATCTGACACCCCTACTGTTTGCCCTTTCTCAGTCTTTGTCGCAAGGGGCAGTAGAATTTCAGAGAAGCCGCATTTCAGAGGTTATTGGGAATGTCCCAGATGCAATGTGGTGGGAAAGCCGTAAGCTACTAGAGCAGATGTCTGTGGCTACATTAGTGGGGACCATTTCCCAACTAGTAGACATGGGGTTATTAGAGATTCCAAAGAGGTACAAATGACAAGTAATGCAGATTGGTTTGCAAAGAAGCTACAGCAACAACAGCCGTCAGCTCCTCCAGCAAGAACTCAGAGTGTGCCCTTAGCGCCCTCACAAGTTCCTATGACACCTATGCCTACCCCACAGGCTACAAACCCCGCAGCCAAGGCTCAGAGCGC